GTCGATTGCATCTACATAGACCATTCCCGCCGGTTCGCTCACCGGACGATGTTTCAAATCCCACACCGAAGCGGGCAATATGTCACCTGCTATAAATTCCGATAGCGGATGCCCGCTAATAGTTCCAACATCAGCGCAAAGGGTATGAAACCCACCAATCTTACGACTTGTATCAGCATCAAATCCTGCTGGAAAAGTGCTTGCTAAGCTCGTCCTGAACACCAACGTCCCGCTATTATTGCAAGCATAGACACAATAGTCCTTGCCATTGGCGATTGTGCCTGTATCCAGAATATCGGCAACAGTTAGGTCTAAATCATTTTCCAGAAAGAACCATTCTGTGCCGATTTTGATTAGGTTATTGCCTTTGATTGTTATTTGTGTCTTTGATTTCCACTCGACAATGCGCTTCAAGCCTAAGAAATCAAGATTCGGCAATTGACTAAGTGTAACCCTGACATTCTCGTCCAGAGTCGCTACGCCATTAGCGACGCCTTTTTCGCTGGAATCGATATAATTTATCTTATCATTTACGTATCCCGCTACGTCATCCATTTTATACTTGTATTCCTGATCCTTAGAATCAGTTATAAGTGTTACATCTGTGTTTTGGATGTCTCTTGCGTTTCTGTTTGTTAGTGGTCTCATTTTTTACCTCTTTTTTTTTATTTATTAAATTTCAACATTTGCATCTACGTGAAAGCCATCGGCAATTAGGTTAGTAATGTTAGCACCCAGCGCTCGATTCGACCAGACGTTCATACATTTAACATTCTTGGCTTCATCGGACAGGAACACCGTTATCCGTAACCTGTCGCAGGATGTAGGTATTGAAAGGGTCACGAGCTATAATGTCCACGCCATCTTTCAGGTTTATCGCCTCGTCATACTCACCAGGAGTTGCCACATCTATGAAATAAGGCTTTGTGCTATAGTTAGCGTCATTTATCGAATCCAATGCGTCTTGGATTTTGTTAAATCGCCAGCCAGATTTGGCAACGGTAATTATCTGTGGCATATAGCGGACATATCCCGCCAAGTCGCCCATTTTATATTTGTATTCCTGTTTGTGTGTATCGGACAGAAGCAGCTCATCTGTGCTTATTATATTTCTTGCGTATATGTTGGTATTTGGTCTCATTTTATCCCGCTGGATTATAAATTACTGCGTTTACAATTAGTCCCGAAGCTGGATCGCCATTGCCCGTTGGCGTTGTCGTGCACGCATATTTAATTGAATTTTTGAACGGCAGTCCTGGAAATCCAAAATTAATGAACTTTGAGCCATAATCATTTTCACCACTAGCTTTGGGAATCAATATACTCATTTTTGGAGTAGTTGTCCCAACGGTAATTGTTCCCGACTCGTCGAATAACTGCAAGAATGCTACTGTTGTATTGGGATTTGCCACCTCAATTCGTGATAGACACCCGTGAGTAGCCAATAGTGTTTGAACTGTGTTATCGCCATCAGAATCAAAAACTGCTGTTAATAATTGCCAATCAGTATCTCTCATAATAAAACCTCAAAGAATTAGGTAGGGAGAGCCAAAGCCCTCCCTACAGTTTACATTTTAGAATATACGAAAGCCGTAACGGTCTCAGATGACTCGTTTGCACTGGTCGTATATTTCAACTGCACATAATCATAACCAAGTAGTCGAAATAGGTCTTCTGGGATAGCGCATTGCGTTATCAGCGAGCCTTTTGAAAAAGCCAATACTCCATCGGTGGTAGCTGCTTTGTGCAATAGATAGTAATGGGCATCACTTTCAGGCGTTCCAGATGTACCTTGCATTCCGCCATTGTTAGCCGTTGAAAAAGGCGGTGTAGCAGAGTTGTTATCGTCAGAAGTGTAGCCTTCTAATTCGATACTGAATGACTGGTTAGCTGCAATCGAAATATCCGTTCCAGCATAGACATCAATCCAGAGCTTTCCATTTGTTTGTCCGGCAATATTCACCATATTGGTAGAATCTACCGTGCCTGCATTAGGAAGCGTCTGATCGTCGCTCAGCTCACCAAGAATTTGTTTGCCATAATATTCGTTAGCCATTATTTACTCCTTTTTTAATCAATAGCTATGGTTTCAGCGGTTGACAAATTATCATCAAGAACAATCGGGACACCATTCCAACGATCAACTTGAATGTTGTAATCCATGTCCATTGGACCCATTTCAAGAGCAGTAGTTTTCAGAGTGCGAATATGCCGACGTGCTACCCGATTGCAAAATAGAATTGTTCTACCGTCAGCTGAGCCACGCACCATATCGATTAACTCGTCCATAAGTGGAGCGGTTGGCAAGTGCGTTGAATCAATCTGGGTCATTGCCGCTACATCATAAGCCGAAGACGACAGGAAAGCAAGACTACCCTGATAGATTGCTTGATAGACCAGTTTCTTTGCGCCATTAGTTGTATTAGTTACCTCAGCTATTGGTTTGCCGTCGTTAAGAGTTTGTATTTGCAGGAATCCTTCACCAGCATATTTGGGATTGAAAAGCAATCCGCAACTTGCTGGATTGAATTTGACTGCGATAATCGAAACACGAGAGCCAGTCGCTCCACCCCGCTGAATAACATTGCCATAAGCTTTCGCAAATTCGTGAAGCCCACGAAAGCCGGAAACATCACCGAAGGTTGAATTTGTGCCGTAAAATACGGAAACTGATACTTTTTGCCCGAACGCTTCAGCGTAAACTGGGCGGTGTTCTTTGAAATAGCCACTTACACCAGTCGGCCAGTTTTCACAAACGCCTACCGGTTCAGATTGAATTGTGCCAAGTGTCTTCAGGTCAATTTGCACCAGTTCGTCATCAACCGTTGTGTCAGTTTGGCTTCCACCAATATTCACAAATGAGAATTCCGGAAGCGCACTGACTTTCTTATATTTATGGTACCAGTTACCATTAGCAGGAATTGCCTGCGCTACACGCAAAAACCCGGAATCGTTTTCCAAATGCTCCATAATTGGAACGATACCAGGAGCGCCATATTCAGTTACAAGTTTTCTTAGAGTTGCATTAGCCATTATTACTCCATTTTTAGGTTTTGCCTGGAAAGTCATCAAACGGGTCTTTGATTTTGTCATTACCCGCAGCTTGTCTGTTTGGAGGATTACCGCCAGGCTGTTTCTCAAATAATCCCCATTCTTCAGCTTTAATAATTATCTCAAGATTAGCGGAAATGTCATCATCGGTTAGCGAGTCCCAATCCAGCTTGCCATCTTTTTGTTCTGGCACTTTCAGGTCTTTGGAAATCTTATCAAAATTCACCGCATCTTTTATTTTGTCGTAACGAGATACAAACGAATTACGACGCTCTTTTAATACCGATGCCTGATACTGCTTCAGCGTTTCATTTTCTTTTTTCAATTCCTCGTATTGCTTTCTCAACGCTTCACTGGAATTGTCAGATTTGAGCTTTTCAATTTCCTCTTGAAGCTTTTCCCTTTCCGACTCCAATTCCTTAATCTTGAGTTTGCGACTTTTTGACTCTGCCGAATCTGCTTTGGCATCGTCAATTAGTTCGCCAATCCCACGCTCTAAGTCTTTTAGCAACGTGCCTACCTTTGCGACTGTCTCGTCGTCTAAGCTTTTGCGAATCTCCGCAATAGTCTTCGTGAAATCCATCACTAATCTCCTTTTGGGTTTCTTTTTATTGTTATCGAGCCGATCCCCGCATTCTTGTCTATTTCAAGACTGCGACCGGCTATCTCTATTAGCCATTCATCATCTACTTCAAATACACCATCGAATCGTATCCATATTCCATACCGCAACCAAGTGTAATTATAATATGTTTTGTTTTTCTCGGAATACCAAGTCAATCCGTTATCATCGGAAATCTTATAGGTTGCCGTTTCTACCGCTCCTGCCGTATCTATTTTAATGCGCATAATGCGATGGTCTTCACATTGACCCGATCCAGCTATTTGCACTCGTCCTGTTGATGCGCAATTAATCACTTCCAGCCGACCATCGAAATCATCAATAGTTGTTTGGAAACTGAAAGCCCGCTTGCCTTCCCTATATTCCCAGAGTAATCCATACGGCTCTTCACTGGAATATACTCTTTTCCAGAATAATTCAATTAGCTGATTATTCGGATCACGGTGTTCTATGATTTTCCGCACAGTGACAAATGCCGTTGCCTTCACAAGGTCGCTATCGTATTTTGCAGAATTGTATGAGTTCTTGGCAAATGGCAGCGGACGTGAATACCTTGAATCAAGATAGCTCTCTACTTCCTCCATAGCATCATTACGGCATAGCGTCTTCAAGTCATTCCAGTCTTCAGTTCCAGCTGTTATCGTGTGTGTATCGGGATCGTCATCACTATAATGAATATACAATATATCATTGACGCTATCATACCAGAATGACGAAGCGTTTGCCTGCACAGTTGCGATACTGGTTTGTTCCGTTAATTTAATGCCATCTTCATACACTACACCATAATATCCAGTATTGTGCTTACTGAAAGTCTCATCATATCCAGAAACAGCTGTAAATCCGGTTAGTGTATCTAAACCTGCAAAATCTTCAATATCTTTGAATGCTAATTGAAGGTCAGTTGTGATATTGCAATACGGATAAGTTGAACCTTGACTCATTTTAATCGATACCCCACTGAATATAATCCAGACTCAAGGCAACTGACGTCTTTTTCCTCAAGACCAAGCCCCATTTTATCACTTAATATATGTATTACTTCGTGTAATATTGTCGATTCCTTTGTGTCTTGATTCATTCCCCACCTGATTATTATCTCATTTCGTATTGAATCACTTATACCCATATCGTGGTCTTCTGTATGGAAAGGCTGACGCTCAATTATTGTATATTCAATCCCAAGTATTTTTATGGTCTGGAAATAATTCATTTCTTGCCTTTTTTAGCGTAATAAGCTTGAACTTGTTTTTTGGTCATTGTGCGTCCTGATGGGCTTTTATATTTGCCTTTATCCTTGCCCTTAATTACCTTTTTGAATGGCATTCTACGCACCTATCTTTATTATTGTTGGTGTTTGGCAGTAGGCTTTGATTTTTTTATCGGCGTCGTCTTCCAGTGCTTTCATTATCATATCCATTTCCTTCTTTGCAAATGGGTCGCCATTGAGATTAACAATTCTGTAATTCTTTCGATTATGCAGGCTCTCCACTATCCCAGCGTGCAATCCAATCCAGCCGAGTGTTGCGCCGTCCTTAGTCGCCTCAAAGGTTTGCAAATCTGCCATTGTCTTGCCTGTTAGCGTCATATCTGGAACTGTAGATGTCGAAGCTTGAGAGCCACCACGATAGACTGCTTTCCTCTGTGATTTAAGATTAGCGTACCAGTCGGAATAATTATTGAAAGTTTCGCCATTAGCATTTTTATGCTCTTTCTGCACTCGGTCACGAATAGCGTTGCAGACTTTTTCGCTTAGTGCATACCAGAATTGAGGCGTCTTTTTTGGTATATCGGCTAATTTAACCATCGCTTGTCAATTTTAAATCCTGTTTTTATCATTTGCAATATTAAAAACAATATCCAGTTTTCTATTTGCTGGTAGTCAGTCATTCCACCACTAATTCCCAACTATGCCGACAATTGAAGCCTCCGCCATCAATTAGCGATCCTGGGAAACGTTCCTCAATTTCGTCAAGTGTTAATTCGCCAGCGTGGAGCATTTCCAAACATTCCGGTCTGGTTCGGTCGTCTTCTGGTCCAACGTATCGATATTTAGCGTCTTTCGGCGCATATTCCTGCGCTGTTGCCGCAAATGTAGCTCGTGAAAATGTCCGCAGTGATGTATTAACTAATGTGCCGATTTGTTCTTTACTTAGGCTTTTAGTCGCCTCCATCAAATTCTCAATTAAGGTCTTTTCGTCAACTCTGGTATATACAGCATACACCATTTGACGGGTTAGCGCCTCGCCCACATCCCGAACGTGCTCCATGAAAAATAATGAATCCAAAGTCTTGAGTTGTTCAATAGCTACCGTTGGCACTTGCCCGAAAGTCTTGGCTATGCCACCAGCGATTTTATCGTATTCGGCAAATAGGCTATTCATCTCATCGGCGAATCCTAAGTCCTTGATTATATGCTCTGTGAAATTGGCAGTTAGCATTTGCTCCGCAAAGGCGGCGGGGTCTCCGCCCTTTTTGTATATTAACCTTAATTCATTGATTAACTTTTTTCGGATTTGCTCCGCTTGCAATGCGAAATATTCCGCCGCCTTCTCAGACATTTGCGCCAAGTAATCGCTCCTCGAATGTTAATGGTTTGGGTTTCTCAGCTGCTTTAATTGTGCCAGTTAATTTGGCATTCTCTTCCAGCCGTTTTTTTAGCTCGTCTTCAGGTGTATCTGGCGATTGTGCTTTAAGATAGTCCAACGGTGTACTGATTCCGTGACTGAATTCCCACTCCCATTTTGCCCGTTCTTCGTACTGATTTACTGGAAATTT